CTAACTGTTGGTGAGCAACGTGCAAAGGTTATGGGTAAGACTCAAGTAGCTTCTATATTTAAAAAAGGCAAAGAGTCTATTAAGAAAGCAAGGGGCAAAAATGGCAACCGTAGTAAAACGTAAAAAAGGCGGTACAGCTACTAAGCGTGATCCTGCTAAGTGGGCTAGGGCTAAAGCTAGAGCTAAAGCTAAAATGGGTGGTAAACACTCTGCTAGAGCAATGCAACTTGCTGTTAAGTATTATAAAGATGCTGGTGGTACATATTCAGGTAAAAAGAAAAAGTCTACAAATAAACTTTCTAAATGGAGTAAGCAAAAATGGAGAACCAAGTCAGGGAAGCCATCAAGCAAGACAGGAGAGAGGTATCTTCCAGAGAAAGCAATCAAGAGCTTAACTTCAAAGGAGTATGCAGCGACCACGAAAGCAAAGCGCAAGGGGACTGCTGCCGGAAAGCAGTTCGTAAAACAACCTAAGAAGATAGCTAAGAAGACAGCTAGATTTAGGAAAGCATAATGGCAGTATCAGGCACATATGATTTTAACCTTGACATAGATCAGGTTATCCAAGAGGCTTCTGAAATGATTGGTGGTGAAAGCACACTAGGTCATGAGCCTGAGTCTGCTCGTCGTTCTATTAATCTAATGCTTAAAGACTGGCAGAATAGGGGTGTACTTCTCTGGTCTACCAGTACCACAGCAGTCACAGTAGTAGCCTCTACGACTTCTTATAATCTTGATAGCAGCACAATCAATGCTCTTGAGGTTGTTATTAGTAGAGACAATACAGATGTAAAACTAACTAGAATAACACCTGAAGAGTTTATGCTTATTCCTAATAAGACACAAACAGGCAAACCAAATCAATATTCTATTAGACGGGGCAGGGATAACCCTGTTCTTTCTGTATGGCCTCTACCAGATAACTCTACAGATATTATTAAACTAGAACTAGTTAAAGAATTACAAGATGTAAATAAATCTGCTATTCAAAATGCAGACCTACCTAAAAGGTTTCTGCCGTGTCTTACGATGGGACTGGCATATTATATGGCACTTAAACGTCCTCTTGTTCAACCAGATAGACTTACATTATTAAAAACTAATTATGAGGAAATGTTAGCTAGAGCATTGTTAGAGGATAGAGAAACTTCTAGCATTTACATTGTACCTAGATTAACATTCTATAACTAATGGCTACGCAAAAAAATGCATTAGCTGTATGCGATGAATGTGGTTTTGTTTATCCACATAGGGTAATGAGATTAAACAGCTACGGCATGTTAGTATGCCCACAAGACTTTGAAGGACAGTATGATTTAAAAAACCATCCTCAGAACAGAGTAGCAAATGTAAAAGACGATCCAGCTATTCTTAATCCAAGACCAGATACAGGTGGACGTAACTTAACATGGGATCAAGCTGGAACAACTTATAACGCAACAGATGAGTATTGGCAATTAATATGACAGATTTAACTGGAAAACTTATATCACAGACTTATAAGAATCTTGTTCTTGTAAGTAGTGCTGTTTCAAATACTGGAATAGAAACGTCTCTTAAACCAATACAAACTGGAGATGGTTCTAAGAGTGCGCTTGAAGTTGCATCCAGTATTGTAAAGGTAAACGATACTTTAAACATAGCTGGTTTAGTTTCTGCTACTGGAAACATACATTCAGATCAACGAGTATGTGCTTCTGCTTTCTACGGAGATGGTTCTAATATATCAGGAGTAACAGCAGCAGTAGCTGGTAATATCTCAGTAAGTAATGCTGTAGTTGGTGGTACTCTTCAGGTATCTAGTACAGCTACAATAATAGGAGACACACATCTTCAAGCTGCTGTGTCAGTAGGTGGGGCTGCAAAGTTTGGTTCTACAGTAACTGTATCAGGTGCTGCTCATTTACAAGATGCTGTATCAGTGGGTGGTGCTGCAACTTTTGGAAGCACTGTTACAGTATCAGGAGCAGCAGTACTTAAAAATAATGTTAGTGTAGGTGGTACATTCTCTGTTGCTGGTGTAGGTACATTTGCTGCTAAGACAGAATTTAAGAATGATGTGTCAGTATCAGGCAGACTTGATGTAGCTACCTCTGCATGTATTGGCGGTATTGCTAAGTTTAGAGATGATGTTTCTGTATCAGGTAATCTTAATGTTGTTGGTAATGTAACTGCTGCTTCTTTTTATGGAGATGGTTCTAATCTTACAAATGTAGAAGCTGAACTAGGCACTGCTGCAAATATATCTGTTGTAGGATTTATACATGCTGGTGGTAGTGTTTCAGTATCTGGACCTTTTAATGTTATAGGTGCAGCTACATTCCAAGATGCAGTATCTGTTAGTGGTAATGTAAATATTAATGGATCACTTACAGTAGCAGCAGCAACATCATTAGCATCTACACTTAATGTAGGCAGTAATACTTCCCTGGCTGGTACACTTATAACGACAGGCAAAGCAGAGTTCGAGGATGATGTATCTGTTTCTGGTAACACAAATCTTGGTGGAACTGTAACAGTAGGTGGAGCAGTAAGCCTTGCTTCTACATTATCTGTAGGAGGGGCAGCAAACTTTTTATCTACTGTTACTATCACAGGGGCTGCACAGTTTAATAATACAGTAACAATAGTAGGTGCAGGTACATTTAAAGATGATGTGTCAGTAAGTGGTAATGTTAATATTGGTGGAACTGTAACAATTGCAGGAGCAGTATCTCTTGCTTCTACATTAACAGTTGGTGGGGCTGTATCATTAGGATCTTCTCTGTCAGTGGGTGGAGCAGCAAATTTTGCTTCTACAGTTACAATCGCTGGAGCTAATGTACAAGCAGCTAATGCAAAGGTATGTGCCTCTGCTTATTATGGTGATGGTTCTAACTTAACAGGTATTACAGTATCTATTGAAGGTAATATCTCTGTTAACAATGCTACAGTTGGTGGTAATCTACATGTAGGTGGAACAGCAACAGTTGTTGGTAATGCTGTATTTGATGGCAATGTTTCAGTATCAGGTGGACTTACAGTTGGTGGTGCAATAGCAGTTTCTGGTGGTTCTATTGATTTAAGAACAAGTGCTAGTGATCCAGCATATATTAGATTTTATTGTGAATCTGGTAATGCTCACTATGCTCAACTACGTTCTCCACCACATGCATCTTACAGTGGTAACTTAGTAATTACTTTACCTGTAAGCACTGCTACAATAGTAGGAACATCTACAACAGATACGTTAACAAATAAAACTTTTGGAGATGCTGTTAAGTTTGACTCTACAGTAACTGTAAGCGGTGCAGTTAGTATTGGTGGTGCTGTTAGTGTAGGTGGTGCAGCTAACTTTGCATCTACAGTTACAATAGCTGGTAATACATCTATTGGTGGTACGCTTATAACAACAGGTAAAGCAGAGTTTGAAGACGATGTATCAGTAAGTGGTAACAGTAACTTTGGTGGCACAGTTACAGTTGCTGGTGCAGTAAGCCTAGCATCTACTTTAGATGTAGGTGGTAATACCTCAGTTGGTGGCACATTCCTTGCCACTGGCAAAGGAGAATTTGAAGATGACGTATCTGTATCGGGCAATACTGTTCTTGGTGGAACTCTTAGGGTCGCTGGTGCAACCTCACTAGAAGGAGCAGTTGATCTTAACAGCACTCTCACAGTAGCGGGTGCAGTAAGTCTTAACTCTACACTTTCTGTGGGTGGTGCTACTAATCTTCTTAGTACTGTAACAGCTACAGGTAATGCTGGCTTCTTAGGCACGGTACGGGTATCTGGTAATACTTCACTTGAAGGACAACTACAACTAACTGAGTCAGCAGCAGCGGCTGTACATACAACAGCTATCAACGGTGTGACTTCTGTATCACTTAACTTTGGTATAGCACAAAACTTCTTAACAACAGTTACAGCAGCACATACACTAGCAAGACCAACAAATGCTAGGGTAGGACAAGTAGGAAGTATTTTTCTTGTACAGTCTGGTGGATCAGGTGCTATATCTTACAATGGTTGCTTTAAATTTCCAGGCGGTGAAGCACCAACATTTGCTACTTCTAATGGGGCGGTAAGTAGAATAGATTATATCGTAGCTTCAATATCTAGTGATAATACGGGTGAGAATATACACGCTATTATGACACAGGAGTATGCTTAATGTTTAATAATATGTTAATGGGTGCGGCTGGAGAAAGTACTAAATCTACAAGTTTTTCTGTTGCTAACAGTGGGGTCTGGAATGATAATGACACTGATCGCCTTAACGTAGAATATGAAGTAGCCGCCTTTAGTAAAAGATTATTTACTATTTCTTTTTGGCTAAAACGTGGTAATTTAAGTGGGTCTGCTCAAAATATTATATGTCAAAATCGTAGTAGCCAAAATGGATTAACCATTCAATTTCAAAGCGATAATACATTTAATGTATTAATTGAAGATGGTAGCGGTAATGCTATTATTCAACGTCGAACTACCCCAGTATATAGAGATCCTCACGCATGGTATCATTTTCATATTAAAATTGATTCTAATCAAACAGATGATACCTCATGCCGTGTGTATGTTAATGGTGTAGAAGAAACTTCTTTTGGAACTAAAACAAATCCAAGTTCTCCAACGGATACAGGCGTATTAAATAATGGTGGTAGTAATATATTATTTATTGGTACGGGCAAAGATGGATCAGCTAGTCCTCTTGATGCATATCTATCAGAAGTTTTAGTTATGGATGGCTCATCACTTGTTCCAACAGATAATACGGGAGAGTTTGATGATAATAATATTTGGCGGCCTATTGATTTAACAAAAAATACACTTGCTTTGGGTACAACAGACGAAGCCATAGCTAATTCTGCAAGTGCTACAAACTCAAGCGGGTTAACAACTTACACCTATAGTGGCGTAGCATTAGGAACAGCTTCTTCAACTAGGGCTATTTATGTTTTTGCAACAGGACAGGGACCAGCTTCTTCTAACTTTGATGTAAATTCTATGACGATTGGTGGTGTCTCTGCTACTAGAGTAGCGGATGTAACTAACTCTGCTGAAGCACAATATGTGTCTGAACTTTGGAGGGCTGATGTTCCATCAGGTACAACTGGAGATATTGTTGTTGTATGGAACGCAACAATGTCTCAATGTGGAGTTATTGCTTGGGCAGTAACAGGTGATCATTTTTTATCTAATATACAAACAACATCAGATTCAACAGCTTCATTTACTTTATCAGATATACCAGATGGTAGTGTTATTCTTGCTGGGCGTGGTGGTACTGGTAGCCGTACACATGGTTGGTCTAGTGATGTTACTGAAAATGTTGATGAGGAAATTGGAAGCGGTGTGGTGCAGTCTGGTGCGTCTTCAGCAAAGTCAACTGGTGGTAACTTTACGGTAACTTGTACACCTTCGTCAAACGATACCCGTGCTAGAACCGTCTGTATTGTTTTAAGTCCTAATCAAGGTGCAGGTAGAAATGGATTTTATTTGCCATTTACTGATAGCGTACAGATTGGTGCTGATTATGCATCTGGTAGTCCTAGTGTTATGACAGTAGCTTCTGAATGGAATGGTGATACTGGAGACTTTTCTTCTTTAGATACTAATATAGTTGCTATTGGTGGTAATCAAGGAGCTATTCGTACTAACGATACTTATGAAGGAGACTTTGCTGTTCAATTTAATTGGCAAGCTGGATCAAATCCAGCCTATCTTGGTGTTTATGAAATAGATGAAGATTCAACTTTTTCTAGTAGTGCAGCAGATGGTGGTCTAGCTTCAATGACAGATAGCTTTTATTTGTTTTTTACTAGTGGTAATTCTGTTAATGCAGTTAAAGGTTCAACTACTGAAGCATCAGGAATTTTTACAGCAGCATCTAGTGAACTAATAAAGTTAGAACGATCTGGTAGTACATTTAAAGTTTATGAAGATGGAGTATTACGACACACATTTTCTGGTACAAGTTCTAATGAGTTACGTCTTGTTGTTGCACAAAATTCATCAAGCATGAATTGGACATTTTTTAAATGGATTAATGGTAGCACTAATTTAGGTAATCCATTAGTAATAGATGGTAGCCCAGCGCAGACCACTGACAGCCCGACGACTAACGCAGCTACTTTCTCATCGCTAATCACTCGTCATCAGACAAGTTTTAATGGTGTTGCTAGTGACTGGACATTTACAAATGGTAACAGAACACTAACTCATACGAGTGGTAGTAGTGGTGATATTATGGCAGCGGCTTCTCAATTGCTTCAGCCAGGGCAGAAATATCACTTTGAGGCCGTGACTGAGAGTATGCACTCCAGCGCATATGCAAGATTCCAATTGGCTCTTGTACCCCATAGCATGTGGTCATCAGATGCTTCACCTCTTACTGGAACAAATGATCAATTTACATTTAGCCTGATTAAATCAGGTGGCACTGGGTCAAACACCGCCGCATTTGATAATGGCTCACTAACTGCACCAACTAATAAGCCAACAACAAATTCACGACTTACATTTGAAGTTGATATGTCTACCATTGGTTCGACCACTGTTAGATATTATTTTAATGGTAGCCTTGACACAACTTATAGCAGTTTGGGTTTTGCAGACGAGCCTTACTATGTTGTTTCATTTACAGGCACAGA